CTGGTTGTGATCCTGGTGGTCCAACTCCGCAAGGGGAGTGGCGGATCCGATGTAGCCACACTTAGCACGCGCCTCGAGCAAATCGATGTCACCAATCAGAAGCAGGGAGCTATTCTTGGTAATGAACTCTCCAACCTCCGTCAGGAGGCTGCGACCCACGCACGGGAAGGACGCACGGAAACCCTCACGATCCTCAAGCAGGGCAACGAGACGCTCCTCAACGGACTGAACGTTCTCGGCCAGAACCAGGGAGAGCGACTCCAGAACTTCGCCGACACGATCAGCAAGCTCACGGCCTCCAACGAGGCGAAGCTGGAAGACGTCCGCAAGACCGTGGAGGCCAAGCTCAAGGAGCTCCGCGAGGACAATGGTCTACGACTCGAGGAGATGCGCCGTACGGTCGACGAGAAGCTCCAGACGACCCTGGAAAAGCGTCTCGGCGAATCGTTTCAGCTGGTTTCCGACCGCCTGGAAAAAGTCCACCAAGGGCTTGGCGAGATGCAGAACCTGGCGACCGGGGTGGGTGATCTCAAGAAGGTCCTCACCAACGTGAAGACCCGGGGCAACTGGGGTGAGGTGCAGCTCGGAGCACTCCTCGAGCAGATGCTCACCTCCAACCAGTATGAGAAAAACGTGCGTCCCAACCCCGCCACCGCCGAGGTGGTCGAGTACGCGATCAAGCTCCCCGGACGTGGAGAGGATGACTCCGTGGTCTGGCTGCCGGTTGATGCCAAGTTCTTCGTGGAGGACTACAAGAGGCTCAACGAGGCCCAAGAACGCGCCGACCTTCCCGCGATTGAAGAATCAACGAAGGTAGTCGCTCCGTTTGCACCGTCAAAATGAGCCAAAAAAGCGACATTTGGGTCTGAATTATAGGCCGGAATCGTTACATTGTAGAAACCGCCTGTTCCCGTAATCCCCGGAGGTCCGGTCTCAGCATCTATGATGATTCTCTTAAAAAACTGGTTATTAAGCGTTTTCTTGTCGGAAAGGTGCTGGGCTACCCTCACGCTGATTAGAGGCTGTCCGTTGTCCGTATAGATATTAGAGGACATCTGGTAGATGTTTCCGCTCTGGTAATCGCCTACATAGTGATTGCCGTTAAAGAAGCAGTAGCAGTTTGATAAATGCCTTCCGTAAGCGTAAGGATTGTTCGTATAGGTTGACCTTTCGTGACACATCTGGGTCGTTACGTCATAAACGAATGTCTGATTGCCTGACGGGGAGGTAAGAACATAAAAACTATGTCCCCCTTCTGAATAGCAATACCCGAAGGCATCTGAGTATGTAGGCCATTGGCTGATCTGGTAATTTATCGCCACGGGGGAGACGACTGTAAAGGCTCCGTTTGCCAGCATGACGATTCCCACCATCTCACCCAGTTCGTTGTTTCTGACGGAGCCCAGCATGAATAGGTTGCTTTGCATTCTTGCAACTGACCATTCGGCTGGGGTTCCAGCATCCAAAACCCCAGCGCCTACTCTCGAATAAGGGAATCCCACGGCGGTAGCTACTCCGTTATTATACCAGCACTCTGAGGTATTTTGTTTGATGAACCATATCTGCTCGCTTAAATCGGACACGGTTTTAATATTGTCCACCGACGAAGTGGCTTGTGCATAAGCAAGAGAACTCCAATTCGTGCCGTCAAACAGATTTGAGGCGTAGGAAATCATGCTGTTAACAAAGGTCACTATAAAATAGCCGTCAAGGTAAATTACATGGGCTGGGGGAGTTCCCGGCCAGCCGCCTCCTGAAATTGTGGTGAAGGACGAAGTAGATACGTTCCATATATATCCGTTCTGGCCATCGACGATCATTAACTGGTTGCCGCCTAAACCGTTGGCGGCCATGCCATTATCTCTCATATCAACCCGTCCTGAGGATGTATTTAGCGTCCCCAGAACATTGGAATACACTCCTGCCGTGTTTATTGAGTAGAGGCTGTTACCTATGACGGCATACATCAGGTTGTTGAAAGCGTGCATACCCCTGACAGGCAGGTTTCCCGTACCCGTGAAATACTGCGTCCCGGGAGTGCCTATCAAGGAAATAATGTCTTTGGAATCCTCCTGATTGATTTCAGGATAAAAATTGATAGACCTGTCCGCTGCTATGTTAAGACTGCGAGACTGATATGTAGGCCCAAGGAAAGGAATCCTCATGTTGACACCTTTGTGCTAGGGAGTATTGTATTGATTTGTTAAATCTACTTCTGCCATTATTGATAATCTCCGGTGTAAATGTTAAATACGCTCTTGCGAGGCGGCACTTCGATAGTAGCCCTTGGCAGTTCGTGGTTCGTCTTTTCAAGGACGCACATCGCCTTTGCCGCCAAATCCATTATGTCCCCAGGAATGGGCTTGTCGTTTTCGTGATATTCCCTCCACAGCCTCTTGGCGAGTTCGTACTTCATGGCCTCGCCGTATTTTGCCTCGAACGTGACTGCGGATGTAAGTCCGGTGAAGTCACTCAACTGCACCTGCATCTGCATAAATACGGTGTATTGGGTAGAGTTGTCAGGGGTATAATAAAAGATCACCGTTCCCATCTGGGAGGACTGCTGGGCGGATCCAGCATCATAGCAGAGGGCAATCGGCCTTGATGTAGTTATCATCTTATCTCCGTAGGAATCGTATTCCTCCCTTTCTATGATGTCCAGACCCGTGTCGATATTATTAGAGTCCCTGATGAACGCTGAGGTGATGGTTACGGGCTTTAAAGTGTTAAAATTTCCCCCTGTCCCTATGGTGTAGGAATATTGTCCTGCCGTTAGGACGTTGTTGAATTGGGTGGTTCCCCTGACGATCAACCTTCTTGCCGACCATAGCTCCAGCATCAGGTTAAGGGCTTGGAGGCCGTCCATCATTTCGTCATTTGATGGAACTTCCGACTTCCCGATTACCCCGATAATCCTCATTGTTGACTTAATTACGTCTGCCGCTGTAAGAAAAGCCATGATTTACCCCTTCTTTTTGTTTCTACGGGTCATAAAAGACTTTATAGATTCTTTCTTATCCCCTTTTTTGAGTGGCAGACCCTTTTCCTTGGTCTTGGCGTAGTCATGCAGTGCATTCTTGCCCATTTTCGCCGCTCCCTTGTTCTTTTTCCATAGTTTTTCCGGATGATGTTCCGCTATTGCCATCATTTTTCGCTGTTTCTTCGACTTTGCCGGCATGGTGTTTACCCCCGCATTTTGAGTGATCGTATCGTTTTAAATGCTTCCCGCAAAAATCACATCTCCACTTGGGAAACGATTTTTTGGGCTTGTCTTTCTTCGGTTCCGGTTTAATCGGGTCTGTTCTTGGCATGGGCAGAGGCTCTTTTTTCGGCTTCACATCCCATCTTTCCAGCACAAACCCTTTTGCCTTGTAAAATTCATATTCCTCTCGATTCTCCACTACCCTGTAAGCCAAACTACCGTCATGCAAATAAACCATTTTAGGATATTCGCTCATAATAACCTCCCTATTATCCGTGTTCGTTCTTAACTTCCCCGTAATTGCGTTTTTTAATCCACTTCTCAGTCTTTTCCAATTTTTTGGCAAGTTTGGGCTTCACAAATCCTTGATGCTTCTGTAATGCAGAGTGCTTGTGATTCCCCGGCTGGAAATCAGCAAATAAACGGGTGGATTCTATTTTGATCTTCTTTTTCTTTCTTTTTTGAGCCTGTTTCAGTCTCATTTTAAATTTTGCGTGTTGTATCTGGATGCGTCCCCCATGTTAATTTGGCGTTAGCCTTTCTTTTTGTCTTTGCCTATGCCGACTTTGGTTTTAGCAAATTCAGCGTAGGTATAGCCTGCGTCAAACCCTTTCTTCGTGTTCGCCGCATGAGTGGCTGACCCCTTCTTGACTCCCGACCTCTGGTTCGCCGGTCCGCTCTGATTCCAAGCCATGGTTCTTTCCTCCTTTAAAAGATTTTGATAAAAATGGTGTTAAAAAATGTAACTCATTCTCCATCATATAGATGCCGTACCTTGCGGCAATGGCTTCCCTATATCGTGGGTCTTTATACGAGGCCATCTGGGAGTCGTCCTGACACAGTTCACAATTCGATATGTCATACTCTCCCTTCTTGACCTTTGGTGAATAATCCTTTATCCGCTCAAGCATCAGCAGGCTGATTTCGTCCTTAATGGTAGTTGAAACTCTCTTTTGGAGTGGCATTGCGCCGCCGCACAGCATACAGTATTTTTCCATCTGCTCCCTGTAATCCTTCGGAGTCCTGACCCACCATCCGGGGTCAACTTTCCAGCCATCCTTCTCATTGTTGTTGAGAAGTATAGAAAGGGAGGCGGCTATCTCGCAAAAGAAAGCCCCGTGGGGATTTATTGAAGCACTCCAGGACAGTTGCGCCCAGCACCTGTCAATCATCACCCACTTCACCCATCGGTCAATATTCTTGATCTCCGCCGCACTCACTAAAAAGGGATGGTGCATGATGTCGTTCCTTGAGTGGTCGTTGATAAAAATGTTCCCGAAAGTTTCGCAGATTACGTCCCGATAGTGCTCCTTCATGGGTGGGAGGCAAGTCCACAGCCCGGTTTGACTGGGAGGTATTTTGGAGTGCAGGTAGTTGCACATCCGCTCAAACTCAGGATGCAATAAGGGCTCGCCCCCCATAATTCCTGTCATTTTCGGAAATCCTATCATCGAATCAACGCATTTCTTAAAATACTCGAAGTCCATCATGTACGGCTTTTTCGTGTGGTGCGTGAAGCGCGTGCAGTTGGCACAGTTTAAAGGACAAGCATTGGTGATTTCGATCTGGATAGTGTCGTTGTCCACTAAGCATTTCATGGCTTCACCTCCCTGAAATACTTGATCGTCCGTTCGAGTCCTTCCCGTAATCCGATCAGCGGCGACCATCCCAGATGCCTTACCGCATAATGAATGTTCGGTATCCTCTCCTTGTCAAAAGACATGTTCGGTATATATGTTATCTTTGACTTCGACCTGGCAATATCGACGATGGCATGGGCCAGTTCCCCTATGGAAACCAATCCTGAGTGTCTGTCGGTGAAGGGGTTGCCCAGTTCAATGACCTTATTCGGATTGTCGTGTTCCATCGCTTTATAAAGCGCATCAATCATGTCTGAAACATAACAGAATGAATCAATCTGTGTGCCGTCGCCGTAAACAACAATCGGGTCGTCGTTTATCGCCGCACGAATGAATGTAGGAATAACCCTGCCGTCAGCATAGGCCATGCCCTCTCCGTAGGTGGAGAACAGTTTTATTACCCGCACATCGACATCTTTCCGGTACTGGTAGCACAAGTCCTCGGCGCATTTCTTCCCGTCAACGTAAGCCGAGCGAAAATTGTCGGAAGGATAGAACCTTTCCGTGTCGATAGTGGATGTGAATAATAATCTCGCGCGCGTCTCTTTTGCCATTTCTAAAAGATTAAAAGTCCCGACAACACTGCTCATTATGACATCCGCTGGAAACAGTTTATATTTGGTTGGTGATGGTGTTCCCGCAAGATGGTAAATCCGGTTGAGTTCTCCGGCGCAATACCCTTGCTCCTTTATGTATCTGACATCGCCACAATCGCCAAACACATGCTCATCCTTGATCGCGGGATGTGCATCGAACAATCCCGTCTTAAACGCTTTGGTCAGATTCTTCCCTAGAAATCCGTTTTGTCCTGTTATGAGGATTTTCATAGCGTCACCCCCCACGTCCGTAAAACCTGCTCCGTCCAGACCAATTTTTGTTCAAGGGGGCGGTTGTAGTCGTGCTGTAAATAGGGACTGATAACCTTCTGATTTCCGTTAATGGTCTCTATCCCTATCGGGCAGTTGAATTTCGGGCATAATTCTGAGAGAACGGTGTGTTTCAAGCCGAACCTTGCGATGTTCCTTGAGACGACATAATCGTCAATAAGACTTTCAGGGGTCTTTTTGATTTTTATAATCTCGTCATTTGTCGGAAAAATATTTTCCACGGCCTTCTCGTAGGTGATGTCCGAAAGTTCTATGGGTTGCCATGCGTCCCTCGTAAGATTGGAACATATAATGAACCACGTCCCTTTCCCGATGTACCTCCCGTCTCGCAGAAAAGGCGCGTCAGGCCTGAATCTCATGGGGGTAAAGTCGCTTGAGTATCCCGCGCAGGTTGTGTCCATCTGAAGCATCGCCGTCACGTCAGGAAAATCAGGGTGAATCATCGTGTCCGCGTCGAAGAAGAACGACCACTCATCGTCCCGTTCCTTCATCAAGTCCCAAATTTGGAACTTTTCATAGGTTGGGTATTTGTCGGGATATTTTCTGTCCTCAATTACCACAAAATCAGCCTCAATCTTTTTTGCGTAAGCCTTCATCAGTTGAAAAGTCACGGCTACTAAATCCGGTGCATAGCCCCTCAACGCTAAAGTATAAATCGTCTTTTTCATTACATACCTCCCAGAAGGGGAGGGCAGATTTACCACCCTCCCCGGTTGAAAATTAATACCCCTTAATGAAACCAGACAACTGCGAAGCCTGCTGCAATTCTGTCACTAATTGCCAGATTTGAGAGTAGGTCGGGCCCGCCTGGTAAACTACCTGATACGCCAGAATGTTAGCAGACATCGTTGCCGCCGGAGTCGGGAAGTACGCAAAAGTGTACATCTCGTTCGGGGGCGTAATGCTCACGCTGGACGTATTCATGTAAGTGATTGCCACCTGAGTGTTGCTGTTCGCCCTGCAACCGACTACCGATAGTCCCGGAGTATGCGACGGCTTGTTGCAATTAATAACATTAAAATTTGTCGCATTATTCGAGGAACTCAAGGTAATATTGGAAGGCAGAGTAAACACCTGCTCGGATGAATTACCCGCTGTAACCGCTGTTGCATTAGAAACAAAGGCCTGAAACACCACCATCGGCGCATTGGCCTGCTGACGCATGAACACATAGCTGTAAACGCCGGCTGCCCTGTTGGAAGCGATATTTGATCCGATGTAAATATCGTTTATCGCATTTGCCGCTGCAATCGGTGGCTGCAAGATGTAAGCAGTACCATTTGCACCTGTCGTCATTACGTTTCCGTAAGCGGCAATGCCGACATCGTTGGCCATCATGCCGGGAACAACGTAGTTTGTCGAACCTGCGCCTGAACCCACGCCGGAAGTGTTAGCCGCCGTTATGTTTGCCCGGATAGTCATAAACGGGCTGATTGCGGGCATGGAACTTAAACCCACAAAGGCGTAGTTGGCAGCAGGAATGGCGATGTTTGAACCTGTGCAGTTTAAATACTGGACTGCAATCTGGTTCTTCCCTGCGACTCGCATGTTGCCGATACCCAATCCGGCGGTATAGGCATTGGGCTGTCCAGTTACGAACTGCCCGGGAGCAATGGAAGTAGCCACGCCAAAGGTGACTGTCGGAGGCGCGCTTGCGAGATACCCGTAGCCGGGGTCAGTCACTACAACGCTGATTACCTGACCGTTAGAATTGACTATCGCTTCCGCAGTAGCACCCCACCCGTTTGCAGGAACGGGGAATGGAAGCGCCGTACCTGTCAGGAGTGTGGGCTGATTTGCTGTCACGCCTGAGTAGGTGGTGTTCGCCGGTGCTGTGATAATAACCGTCGGAACGGTGAAAAACCCCTGACCGCCGTTAGTTACCTGAATGCCGGTAAGCTGACCCGCGCTCGATACAGTGGCGACGGCCGTGGCATTGGATCCGCCGAGATTGTAAATGATCTCAACTGTCCCGTAATTCGCTCCGTTTGTCGGGCAATTTGCATTGGCATTGCAGGCCTGAATCTGAATGGCATTCTGAAAGCCTCTGATTGTTGCCACTGTCCATTGAACTTCATTGGCAACGATGTTTCCGTTTGCTCCCGAAGGATTGGCGAACAGAAGGTCAACGGTATTAGCCGCCGATGGTCTCCATCCGCAAAGCCCTACGTTGTTAGTGGCGTTGGCTGCCGTAGTCGCTTTGGAAATGCCGACAATAAATTCCTGCGTGGCATTTACGCCCACAGCGCCGGCAACATTAAAGTTTTCAAGCGTCAAATTCGCCTGATTCGCGGTTGTGCTTACCGCGATATTTGCCAGAGGGCAGTTATTTGACGAATAAGTCACAATCGACCCAAAACCGAACGCACCCGCTTGGGCCTCAAAAGGATTTGTCGGCTGTGAAGTAGGCACTTGTCCGAAGAACCCGACTTTGTCTGATGGGTTGCCGCCAAGCAATGTTCCATCAGGATTTCCATCTGATAATATTTTTAAAGGCATAGTATTTTCCTCCTTAACCCGTTACTCTGCAAGCCAGTTCTGGCCGCAGGGTTGCCCAACCACCGAGTACATCAATACGGCAGGGAAATTGGTCGTTGACAATATCGAATGCCCTTACTATCCGCATTGAAATACCGTCGTAGGTTTCTCTTGCCGCAAAATCAACGCCCTGCGGCAACTCTAAGTCAGCGGTTGCCAGAGTGAAAGCGTCCTGATGATAAGCAAGACTCATCGGGTAAGTAGTATTCGCCGTGCCCGACCCAAAGGTGACTGCCGCGCCGTCAACAGGCAGCGCCGCCACTGTTCCATTTGCCTGGTTTGCTGCAGCTACGACAATAGGAGGAGCAATCGGAAGCGTCAGCATATTGCCGTTGGCATCCGCCGTGGTGGTGGTTGTAACGACAAAATTTATATTGCCATTAGAAGTCGCCACCGGGCAGTTCCAAACCTGCTGGTTTTCGGGATTGACGCCGTTCACATTGGTGATATTGAAGATTTCACCGGCATTAATGACGGTGTTGGCTGTAAAGCCCCTCAAAGAAATTGTCGAACCGGTCTGGTTGTTGCCGTTGACCACGACAGTTCCAGCCCTTGACCCGCAGGTGAGGGCGTTTACGTTTTGGTCTAGGGCGAACTCGAAGCCGAGCGCCGTTCCCAAAATACCCTTTCTATACTGTTCGGCAATCAAACCCTGATCTTGGAACAGGCCTGTCAATGCTCCTGCCATTGCCGCCATGCCGGAAGGATTTAAAACCATTCTGCGGTTCTCGTCCCTTGGCGCGGCATTTAGATCAAGCATCAATCCCGCATTGAGCACGGGCTGAACCTGATAGGCGCTCAGAATTGTTGAATTTGTTGAGGTCATTGCGCCCGGTGAAGTCCCCGGAGTTCCGACCTGATTGTAAATATTTACGAACTGTCCCAATCCCTCATAGTCGATCTGCGAACTGATCTTCGCCATAGCGGGGCTTAGGATACGTTTTGAAAAATCATCCAATGATAGCGTCAGTTCTGCGGATGTGAAATTCACATCAACGCCCCATTGCCTGGTGAGTGCCAGCGGTATGCTTGTTTCAGCGGTGTTCTGAACCTGCATCGCAGGGCCGGTACGAATATAATACTTGTTCGGTTTCCTGATATTAATTACCGAGCCTATCTTCGCGCCGGATACTGCAAATTCTGAACTGTACTGCCGGTTGACACCCTTAACAAAGACCAGATTATTATGAAGGATGCGTAATGCTTCACGCGTAATCATGGTCGGTGTAAGTAATGTGTTTGGCATTTATTATCTCCTTTTTGCGCCAAACTGCTCCTGATTCCGTTTTTTCATAAAATCTTCCACGGGTAATTTATCAAGTGGTAAAGCCTGATCTCCCTTAGGTTCTATTGGTTTAACGGGCGGAGGGGCTTGGCTTTCTATTTTTCTTTCCGGTTTCGGTTTAATGGATAGCTTGTATTCAAGTTTCCCTATCTCTTTTGCGGCGGCAGCGGGGCTCATACGATACATTTTTTTCAGTTCTTCCTCGTTATCGTAGAGATGCATGATTAAATCGGGAGCCATTTCAGATTCCTTGATGACTGCGGCGATGACATGGGACATCGGGTTGTTTCCCGGCAGGAAGGTCCTATCTGCCATAATATCCTTGAGTTCAGGGGTTTCAACTGAGGCGGTTTCGATGCGTTCATTGAACACTTCGGTTATCGCATCCTGAGCGGCTTTTTGCGCTCTCTGTGCCTGTCCCTGCGCCAGTTCTCCGCGAAGATCGTGTTTCACCTTCGCCGCCAGAAAATCATCGTAATTCTGAAAATCATCTATAGCCGGAGGCTTATCTGTATCCGCAGGTTTGGCCTGCGCTTGTTGCCTCCAGTAATCGGCTTCCGAATCCGCCTGTTTCTTTTGTGCCAATAACTGCTTTATCCGCTTTTCGGCGCGGGTCTCCGGAACTACGTTCGCAACTACATTGGCAACATTCGCCGCCACATTTGCTACTTCATTGGCGGGAACTTCATTGGCCGATACGTTGGCCACCACGACTTCGTTTGCTGCCGGGGTTTCGTTTGCAGGTGCCGGGGCTGCATTTGCGGCAATCGCGTTTTCTTCCACGGTAATTCCTCCCTAGTTTATTGTTCCATTCCGGGCTGGCCTTGTTGCGGTTGCCCTAGCTGCTGTTGTTTTTGTAAAATCTGGTCAGCAGGATGCTGGGGTCCGGTGAGTTCGGCCAGTACCTTCAGGATTTCCTTTCTCAATTCGACTTCCGTTTCCTTTGTTTCCTTGAATAATTTTATCATTTCGACTTTCGTCTTTAACTGCTCTTTTTGCTGTTTGATCTTTTCCGTGTTCGTCTTTTCGATCATTAATTGTACTTGCGGGGGCGGAGGCATCGCCTGTGGAGGCGGTTCGCCTTCCTTCTGTTCCCTTAATTGAAGAGGAAGAACTTTCTCCATCCTTGAGGCCAGCTTGTCGGCGTCCTTGATGTCCATGTTGCCCATGATAATGTCCCCGCCGATCTTCATTAGGTCAGGATAGGCGGCGACGATTCTCTGCATGGACTCCGAGGTTTCCTGCCGTTCAGTGGCGAAGTTCGGTCCGGAGGTGACGACGAGATCATATTTGCCGACGCTCATGTCCAGATAGATTTCATCTCGTCCCTTGTCCTTTATAAAGTTCTTCAGTTCGTTGATGTCCATGCCGGTGAACCTTTCCGGGTACTGCGTAATCATTTTAAGGGCGGCCCCGGCGGGTGTATTGATAGGGACCGTAGTCTCCGCGTCGTCAACATCGCGGAGCCGCACATCTCTTTCCGAATCATAGATTTCGGGTATCATCCAGAGGATTATCTTTCCGCTGTGTTCGCGGGCTTTCCTCAGATTGTCGGGGTAGATATAGGTTGCCGTATCTCCGGGAATCTGCTTTCTGGTGACTGCGGCGCCGGTACGTTCCGGGGTATCCTCGCCGACATCTGCCTTATACATTCCGATGGTCTGTCTTATATTCTCCTGCGCCTGCGCTATTTGGGTGAAGATGGCCACGGGCGGGTCGGCGGCGTGCTGCCTCTGCGGAGGCGGGGCGTCCCCGTCCGAGTTGTAATACAGCATCGGGAAATTCTCGACGTTGGCGTTCTTATAATCGTCCTCATACCCTTCAAACTGTTTGGCAGTCCCTATCCACGGGGCTTTGGGAGCTAGAGCAACTGTCTCGGCAGCGGAGGTCGTCCAGTAATTAAATAGTTTCTGCGGGTCTTTGGCCTGTCTTATAAGCCCTTCGTTATAGGGTTTACCCTCGATGTTGGTTTCCTCTCCCTTCACTAAGACAAGGGGAATGTACCTGCCGGGGACTTCTTCTTCCTTCAGTATGTCCGCAGCAGTTATCTTGTAGCTTGTGACCTTCCAGGTGTAGGACTCGGCTGTTTTCTTAACTTCCGGCCTCGGCTCCATTTCGTCGGGTATTTCCTGCGGCGGCTGTCCTTGCGGGGGTTGTCCGCTCGGAGGGATGCCCTGAGCGGGTGGTGGGCCCTGAGGCGGCTGACCCCCCATAGGCTGATTTCCCGGCTGTTCCATAGGGGGTTGACCGGTTTGTTGCATGGCCTGTTGCTGAGCCATTTTCTGTTGGGCTTCTTGAATAGCCATATCAATGGCCTTCTTTCTCTCGTCCCATGCTTTATGGACTTTCTCGACTTCTTCTTCCGTGAGGATTTGGCCGTCCTTCATCCTGCACATCTTCTTGGTGACTTTTTTCCTCACATAGTATTGGGCGACGGTGACATTTTCTTTGTCGTACCAGTTCTCGTTGGAAAGCCCGACATTGGTCTCCAGCATATTGCCAGGGGGCTCGAAATCAGGATATTCCTCCTTGAACTCGTCCCTTGAAATTTTCCTCAGAACAAAACCGTATTCGGAATCCGCCCCCATCGGGTCCTTGGCTGCCGGGTCGAGATACACCTGAAATGGGTTCTTGACGTATTCCATGTAGATTTCCTGCACAAAGGGGTCTTCCTCTGTCTCACGGGTGTTTATTCTCCACGCCCCGTAACCGCAGGTGACGCACATCTTCCCGGCCTGATCGTAAATGGATTCGGCGTTGGAAAGGTATTCTATATTGTGGATTATTCCTTTTCTAACGTGAGCAAGATGGACATCCGCCCTTGAATCCACGGGTTTCACATCTACCCTTCCCCTGGACTGCCTCATTTCGCCCGTGACCTGCTTTATATATTTGGGAAGGAGATTTATCTGTATCGTAGGACGGCCTCTCTGTGATCTCCTCTGCTTGTCGGCGGGGTCCCACTGGTCGATTCCTATGGAAAATTTCAAATCCTCTATGGCGGCCAGCCGATTGTGCTGGTCAGCCTCAAGGCATCTCTTCAGCCTCTTTTTCGCTAGTTCCAGTAAATCTTCTTTTTCGGGCATATCCATCCTATTTCGGGCAACAAAAAACGGCTAATAAGAGAGTAGGCTCCTACTAGCCGTTTAATTGTTCTTTCGTTCCCGTTGGCCCGTCAGCCTAAGGGAAACCCGATTTAATTATTTAAAAAAAAGTGGTTCTATTTCCTTTAAGCCAATCCCTTTCTTTTCTTGTGGGTTTGTGATAAACACTATTATTTTTCTCATTTAGTAAGCCCATATTCTCTAATCTTATCATTGCCTTGGCATTCTGCTTATCTATTTTCTTTTTACTAAGGTCACCATCTCCGTCACCATCTCTTGCCGCTCTTGCGTAAATAAACTTATCTTTAAAGGCTATCAAAACACCATTATAATCTTCTTGCACTCCCGTAATAGTTTCTCCCACGCAGAGAGACCAATCATAAACCTGCCTTTTCATTAGCGCCTCCCAATGCTAGCCCCACATTCCCGTATAGTTTACAGAGTCCATCATGGAACTTACCGTCCGGGGCTTAACCTTCGTGACGTAGCCCACGGCAAAAGTCCTGAATCCGTCCGCTCCGTGCGAGCACCAGTTATGAACCGGGTGGTTGCCCATCTTCTTCTTTTCCTCGTCGTACTCGCACTGGTAGCCTTCCAGGGCCATCAACCCCCTTGCGCACTTCTTTTCATCGAACCAGCACTGGGATAAAATGTTCCTACCCTGTTCTATCCCTGCCATTACTGCGTGGGAGTCCCTCGCGCGTGTTACTATCGTAATAGGGTAGATACCCAAAGCCTCGGCCACGTCCACCGTTTTCTTCCCGGTCTGAATGTTCCCCTGTGCGGCGTCATGGGGCATGTAGTGGTCTCCGTAGGTATACCTCTTTTCCTTCAGCACTTTAGCATAATGTTCGAGTCCCTCTCCGCTATTTTCGTAATAGTCGATAAATCGAAACTCTCTGCCGATAACCTGAAGAAACCATATTGTAGTGGAATCATCAATCCCCAAGTCCCAAAAAGTATAAACCTCGTGTCCTGCTGCATGAGGAACAGAGCATATTCGGCCATCTTTCCTTGCTTCTCGTAGTTGCTTGACATAATAGGCTCCCTGAACAAATCCTTCAAAGGAACAAAAATACTCCTGTTCAATAAGCTCATCGCCCATCCCCTCCGCCCTCTGGGCTTCGATGGCCTCTACCGAGATTACGGGAGAGCCGTCTATCCTCGCGGTGTCCCTTATAGTGAGTAGTTCCGTATACCAATCAGCGGAGTGCCTGGCCATCTCGTATAACTCCCAAGCATGATTCCTCCCGCGGGGAGTATAAACAAACATCGCCCATCCCTTGTTCTCCGCAAGAATAGGCTGAATGTATTTCCAAGCCATAGGGTCTTGCAAAGAGTACTCAGAGAAAATACAACCCCTTGGGTTAGTACCCACAATACTATCATAATTGTCCGTCCCTATCAGTTGAATGATCGACCCGTTCGTAAGGGTCAGCTTCATTTCCGCTTCGTGCTTCTTTAAAAGAATCTCCTTCGGTATATGATCCAAAAACTTCAATCCCGTCCTTGGGTCAATCCCGTCCCACAATATCTTCTTCCCCTGCGAATACGTCGGAAAAAAGTAATAATATATCCCCACATTCTGAACAGAGTCCGTCACCATGATATTAAACGCCGTCTTGTCCTTCCCCGCCCTCCTATGCCACACAAGGCAATACCTTACCACCCCTCTTTGATACGCCTCCCACACGGGTATCTGGTACTTCCTTGGCTCATAATTACAAGGTATCCGTACTGTCTCGGTCATTAAATAACTACCCAATCTTCCTATATATGTTCATTACATCTTCTAAATCCGAAATAAGATTATTCACCTTTATCTGCCGCTTCACCAATTCGCTTTCAGAGTTCAGACCGCTTATTTCAGTATTAATCCCCTGCTCTAAATTCTTTACTGTTATCCACAGCGCGGTAA